CGCCTGGTTCGCCAAGAAGGTGAAAGACGAGGCTCAGCAGTGAGCGTGCGGGATTTGGAAGCCGAGGGGGTTTTGCCAGCTCAGTCCAAGAGCATGGGCACGGCCGAGTTTTCCATCACTATGTCGATCGTCGGCCTACAGGCAGACGTCCGGAAACTGCGGGACGACGTGGCCCGCTGTAACGAGGTGATCGCCGGGCTGGCCGCCAAGGTGCGGTGCCTAGAGGAGATTGACCGCCAGCCGCTGGAGATCAAGGGCGAGTGGAAGACCGGAGGGATCGATCAATGAGCCGATTGGCCAGCCAGTTCGAGCGGCTATGGGCTCTGCATAAAGGGCCAGCGCTGACCAAGGAGGTGACGTTCTATCCGGGCCGGCGCTTCCGGTTTGATTACGCCCACCAAGCGATCAACGGCTTTAAGGCCGCCATCGAGCTGGACGGGGGCGTGTTTGTCGGCGGCCGGCACAGCCGCGGCATGGGGCAGGTGCGGGATGCGGAGAAGGGCCGGCTTGCCGCTTATTCCGGCTGGAACGTGATCCACTTCACGACCAAGTGCCTGACCCTTGAAAACGTCCGGCAGGCCGTCGAGTGGTTCTGGAAGCGGATTAAGGAGCGGTCATGAAGGTAGTCCCGATCACGATCAAGGAGGCCAACAAAATTGTTGGCGATCATCACCGTCACAACAATCCAACCGGCGGCGGAAAGCTTGCGATTGGAGCAGAGCATGATGGCCGACTAGTTGGAGCTGTAATTGTTGGGCGCCCCATAGCACGACTCTTGGACAATCCAGGATCGGCTGAAATTACGCGCCTTGTCGTAACGCCTAACGCTCCGCGCAACACGTGTTCGTTCTTATACGGTGCTGCGCGTCGCGTGTGGCAGGCCATGGGCGGTCAAAAAATTTTGACCTATACGCTAAAACAGGAATCCGGGGATTCGTTGCGTGGAGCCGGGTGGAACAAAGCCGCAGACTGCAAGCCAGCAACATGGACTAGACCCAACCGAGAACGAAAAGATCAGGCTGTTTATAGGAATCCCAAAATTAGGTGGGAGGCAGCCTGCGTATGAACGTCAGCCCGTCCTTCCGCCTCATCGAAAACATTGAGGTCATGGCTTGCCGCAATTCGGCAGAGCGCGTGGTCGAGGCTGTCGTGCAGGGCCGGTGGGAAATGGCCTCCGATCTGGCCCGGAAGCACAAGATCGCCTGGCACCTCGCCGACATGGAGTTCCGAGATTTTAACCAACCCCACGAAACCAGTGATTTCTGCGACGACGAGTAATCGCCGCTGAAAAAAAGAGAAACCCCCAAAGGAGAAAAAGACATGGCAATCATCGCAATGAAACCCAACAGTAACGGCACCTATACCCCCGCCCCGGAAGGCGTGCATGACGCGGTCTGCTGCGACGTGGCCGACCTCGGCATCGTCGAGACGACTTGGCAGGGCGAAACCAAATCCCAGCACAAGGTAAGGATAGTTTGGCAACTATCCTCAAAGATGGAGGACGGCCGCCCGTACTCGATCGGACGCCGCTACGGCCTGACGCTTCATGAAAAGAGCAGCCTGGCGAAGGACCTGAAGTCTTGGTTTGGCAAACCCGCCCCGGACAACTTCGATCTGGAAAAACTGATCGGGCAAAACTGCCAGATCGTCGTGACCCACAACGAGCGGGACGGACAGGTGTACGCCAACGTGCAGAGCGTGCTGAAGGCCGGCAAGGCGAAGCTCAAGGTGGACCCGGACTTTGTCCGCTTCAAGGACCGCGAGCCCAAGCCGGCGCTGGCCGTGGCTGCCTCCATCCGCAACACCACCACCGACGCGGACGGCAACAACATCCCGTTTTAACCCTTCGGAGAACCGAGCAACAAAACCAACAAGAGGGGCCGGCGGCAGTTCCCCCACTGCCGCCGGTTTCCTCGGAAAGAAAAACATGACTGAAACCATTATCCGAATCGCCATCCCCGTCTTTGTCGTGGCCCTGTTTGCCATGGCCGTGCCGGTGCTGCGCAGCTGGAAAGCCTAAGACCGTGGGCAACCTTGTCGTCAAATACGACACCGAATCGGCGCACTACTACCTGTCGACTGGGGAGCCGTGCCACGGGGATCTGCGCCAGGCCCGCAAGGCCGGTGCGTTTCCCAGCGTCACGACGATCCTCAAGATCATGGAGAGCGAGGCGCTGACCCGCCACAAGGTGGACGCGGCCATCGCGCAGACGCTGACCTTGCCCCGCAAGGACGGCGAGGAGCTGCACGACTACGCCCGCCGGGTGCATGAGACCAACAAGGCCGAGCTGTCCGGCATGGCGGACTTGGGCACGCGGATCCACGAGCTGGCCGAGCAGGTGATCCGGGGCGAGGCCCCGCTGGCCAAGGACATGGACGACACGCTCCGGCCCCACCTTAAAAGCCTGACCTGCTGGTCCAGGTGCTTGGACAAAGTGGTGCTGTCGGAGGAGGTCGTGGTTCATGATGGGGAGGGCTACGCGGGAAGGTGCGATCTGATCGCCAAGATCGACGGGCAGACGGAGATCATTGATTTCAAAAGCAAAAACTTTACCAAGGTCGCGCCGTTCCATCCCGAGATGCCCGGCTTCGCCACGGCTGACGAGGAGCATAAAGTGTGGACCGACTACAAGGAGCTGCTCCAGCTGGCCGCCTATTCGTTTGCCTGGGCGGGCGAGGCGTTGCCGGCGAGGAACGTCTTTATCGACCGCAAGACCGGTGCGCTGGATGAAAAACTTTACACGGCCGACGAGGTCGAGGACGCCTTCGAGGCGTTTCGGGCCTGCTGCACGCTGTGGCGGAAGGTGAAGAAGTACGACCCGAGGGCGGGCAAATGAACGACACCAACTACGTCGTCCTTCCGACCGAGCCCTTAAGCCGCCAGCTGGTTGAGCGGATCCGATCGCTGGAGCGGCAGCTGGCCGAGACCCGGGACGCCCTCAAGGCCGCCGAGGAGCGGGAGAACGTGCTGATCCTGGACCGGCTGCGGACGGAGGGCGGGCTGTGAGCCGCTACGATAAAATTATCGTGATGGCGGTGACGGCCGTGGGTGCTGTGGCCGTGGTCACTGGCATGATCGGCACGGCTCGCAAGTGGTGGCGGGACGGGATCGACGCCGAGTTTTTGGTCATGCTAACGGTGCTTTATTGCGTCTGGGTGTTTGTCGAGCACGTGTTGGGGAAGTGGAAATGAGCAACGTGTTTATTGTTATGGACGGAGATTATCCTGAAGGGTTGCCGTGGTCAGTTTGCGAAAGTGTTGAGCAGGCTGTTGGGTTTATTAAGGAAGACACAAAGGATCCCTATTGGATGGGTGGTAAGTATCTATTCATCCATGAATATGAAATAGGGTCAAAAAATCCAATCAGCACTTACGATTATGAGGGGAGGAAATTACAATGACCCTCCCCCAACTCATCTCCTTTTTCTCCGCCCGCATCATCGCCTCCTGGACGCCGGAGGAGTGGGCCGGCGTGCTGGCGCAGATTCAAAAGAACCGCGGGCGGTATGGAATGGGGCAGTGGGTATGACCACTATTAACTTAATTTCCAAACAAGAGGCACTAACAAAGCAGTGCATATCAAAACGGCTCATTCAGATCGCGCAAGAATTTGATGTTCGTTTAGATTTTCAAAGAAGCGAAAAAGTAAGGAAAATATATTCCGAGCGCGCAAAGCGCGTTCATTGGAGGAGAAAAAAAGAAGCGCCGAAGTTTAATTTATCAGCCCTTATGAGGAGCTTATGTCCGTAAAACGCACTCGCTGCACAGAGGATGTGCAAAAGAAGGGCATCGCCATCCTGCGCGAGACCATGAAGCTGGACATGCCCGACGGCGTCTACCGCATGCTGAAGCGGGCGCTGGGCAAGTTTGACCTGGCGATGATCGTCATCAAGGAGCTGCGCGAGCGGGCGGAGCGGTACCAGGAGCGGGATCTGAAGGCGAGGGGAGCGAAATGAGCATCCCCCTTGCCCCAGCCGTCCGCTCAATCTACGAAAACGGCGCCCCGGAAGGGGAGCGGAACAACCAGCTGTTTAAACTGGCCTGCCAGTTCCGCGACCAAGGCATGTCGATCGAGGACGCGGAGGTCGAGGCCGAGAGCTGGGCGTTCAAGGTTGGGCTGTCGCAGCGCGAGGCGTTGTCGGCCGTCAAAAGCGCCTACAGCCGCCCGGGCCGTGAGCCGTGGGTGCCGGCCAGCCGCTACGGGATCCGGGGCATGACGGTCTACCGGGAGGCGGTGCACGTTCCGGCCATGCCGCAATCCTCCAAGGAGGACGCGATCGACCGTTTCCTTGCCCACGCTTTCCGCCAAAGCGAGCGCATCCATATCGACCGCGCCATTCTCGACGGCGAGCGGGAGCGGCCCAGCGGCCGTGGCGAAACCCGCACCCGGGAGGAGTGGCTGGAGCTCTTTAAGGACGGCGGGCTGGCCACGTGGCAAGGGGAGGCCGTCGGCGTGTATGTCTGCATCAACCCGATCAAGGGCAATCGGCGCGTGCTGGAGGAGATCCACCAGTTCCGCCACGTGCTGGTGGAGTTCGACAAGGGGACGATCGAGGAGCAGTGGGAGCAGATCAAAAAGGCCAAGCTCCCGACGTCCTGCATCATCCGCTCCGGGGGCAAAAGCCTCCACGCCTGGGTGGTGGTCAATGCGGCCAACGCGGACGAGTTCAAGGAGCGGGCGGAGTTTGTCTACAAGCACCTCGAAAACTGCAAGGGGCTGGACGGCCAGAACAAGGACGCGCCCCGGTTCAGCCGGCTTCCCGGGGCCATCCGCCGCAGTACGGGCAACGGCCAGGAGCTGGTCGAGGTGGCCGAGGAGGTGCAGGCGTTTGAGGATTGGCGGGAGTGGACGATTGTCGGAGACCTGCCCACGCCCTTCAAGTGGGAAGACATGCTGGCCTTCGACAAGGCCAAGGATGAGACGACCTTGCTGGGGGACCGCTGGCTGTGCCGGGGCGGATCGGCCTTGTGGGTCGGATCGAGCGGGTTAGGCAAATCCGTCCTTTGCCTGCAGGCCGCCATCACGTGGGCCTATGGTGGAGAGTTTTTTGGGATTAAACCCAAGCGGCCGCTTAAGTCAATCATCGTCCAAGCGGAGAACGACGCCGGGGACGTGTCGGAAACCGTCCGCGGCATCATTGACCGCATGGCGTTAAGCCAAGAGGAGCGGAAGCTGGTTTTTGAGAACGTGATCATCGTCCAAGAGAGTTTTTCGACGGGGGCAAGGTTTGCCGACCTGTGCCGCCGCTTGGCGAGCAAGCACAAGCCGGACCTGTTCTGGGTGGATCCGCTTCTGTCCTTTATAGGAGGGGACATCAGCAAGCAGGAGACGGCCAGCGTGTTCCTCCGCAATGAGCTCAACCCAGTGAGTCACAGCCATGGGTTTGCCTGGTGCCTGATCCATCATAGCGGCAAACCCCCCAAGGATGCGGCGTCCGGGTATCAAGGTTTTGATAAAATGTATTGGGGGCTGGGCTCCAGCGAGCTGACCAACTGGGCCCGGACGGTCATCACGCTTAACGCGGTCAAGAGCGAGGATAACGATCATTTCGTCCTGGAGGTGGTTAAAAGGGGCAGGCGCAGCGGATTAGTGCCCAGCAAGCCCGAGGCCGGCATCACGGCCAGCAAGGCCCTTCCTCGCGTGTTTTTGAGGCATGCCACGGATTCGATTGCATGGATCGAGGCAGACGAGCCGGAGAAGCGTGGGGCTGGAAGGCCGGAGAAGGTGATCAAGTTTGAGGACTATTTGGACGACATCCGTCCCGGAATATCCGCCGGCCATCTGCAGGAGCTGATCATGGTCCGGGCCGATGTCGGGCGCGAGAAAGCCGTCAAAACTACAGGATTATGGGAACACGGAGACAAGGCCAAGGGGGCACCCGTCCGCATCAAAAACGTGGGGCACGGAAAGGCCAAAAAGTATGTCCCTTTTGACGTAATGGAGGCTCATGTATGAAAATTAAAAAATATGTACGAAAATGGGTGGAATTGTTATGTACGAAAATCCCCCCTTTAGGGGGGTTTTCATACATACATTCCCGACTTTTCGTACATGAGAGGGTCGGATAGGCGTATGTTAGACCAAGAGCTGGTAGAACGCTTGCCGTCCCAAGACCTGCATCCGGCTAGCCGGATTGATAGCCTGACTGATCTGGTTCGGGAGGCATACAGCGTGATAACGGTCACAACTTGCCCAATTAAAAATACGGTATTCTGCTTTGAGTATTTGGCGGCCAAGGTGCCCGACCACCCGGTCATGCAGAACATGACCGACACCCTAGACCAGGCGGTGCTGTCGATTGTCCTTAACCGATCCACCGAGTCTATGACGTCCGTGGCCAAGCGGTTCAACATCACCAAGCAGGCCGTGAGCAAAAAGGCGTTGGACGTGGCCGACCGGCTGGGGATTCGGTTTCGGGCCGCAAAGAGCGAGAAGGCACGCAAATCTTACGAACAGAGAGCACGGGCACATCACGACAAGCGCAGGCGTGAGACACCCAAATTTAACCTATCTGCGCTGACGAAAGGCATAAAGAAATGCAAACTCTTAAAGCGGTAGTCAAAGAGCTTAACAAAAAGCGCGAGGACGCGCTGGCTCAAGTGGGCGAGGTCATCGGCCTTGCTGCCAAGGCAGGCGCTATGATTGGCCAAGCCAGAGCAGACGGCGAGGACGTGTCCAAGCTGATCGAAAGCGCTGGCATCACGGACGAGCAGGCTAAGCGATACGAGCGCGTGGCCGCCCATCAGCACAAGCTCAACAGCGGTGAGCCTGGCGTCGTGCGCCAGATTATGCTGTGGGCCGAGATGCTGCCCGACCCCATCACCACCAGCGAACCGGGCGAGCCCAAGCCGTTCCTGTCGCCCGTGATCCGTGTGGCGCAGTGGGTTTCCAACCGTGGGCTGCGCTACATCAAGGCGGACGACGACCTTCGCAGGCAGTTCCTACGTGAAGCACAGCCTATCGTTGCGGCCTACAAGGAGCTGGGCGGGGATGCATAACTACGTAAAGCATCAGGGTTCCAAGGCATACTTGCCCGCGGTGGCGACGACTCCCGTCAATTTCTTGAGTGTGACCCCTAAACCTTAAAGTCTCATGGGCAGATCCAAGAACCACGACATTGCTAGGGCTATGGCGGCCACCGGCCAGTCCAGGGCAACCGCTTACAGAAAGCGGGCGGCCGCGCCGGCTCAGCCGCTGGTCAAGGCCAAGGGCGGTGGGTTGGATCTGGAAATCAAGCGGCTTGAGGACCTAGCGGCCAGCTTGGGCGAGAGTGCCAAGGACGACACAAGGGCGGACCGGTCGGAACTGATTGCCAACTACACCAAGGTGGTAGAGGCATTGCGCCGCATGAAGGGCGACCGCCCCGAGATCGATCAGGCGGAGGGAACGATGGTGCCCGTGGACGAGGCCGACAAGCTGGCGGCAGCCAGGGACAACGCTTTGATCCCGCTTCTTAAGGGGATGGCCAAAAGATTGGCGCCCATCTGTGCAAACCGTCCGGCCGCCGAGGTGGAGGCCGAGGTGGAGGGCGAGGTCGGGCAGATTATGCGGCAGGTCGAGGCGGCGCTGTGACCGGGGCGCAGAAGGAGCTGCGCCGGAGGGCGAGGGCACGGTGGCACTACGAAAAGCCGCCCAGCGTCATTGAGTGGGCCGAGCGGAACATCCAACTAGACAGCCGGCTGACCGCACGCCCGGGACTCTACAGCACCAGCTGGACGCCTTACGTCCGGGGCGTGCTGGAAGCACTGGCGGATCCTGGCGTCCATACCGTCACCCTTTGCTGGGGAAGTCAGACTGGAAAGACCCTGACGCTGGCGATCTGGCTCGCCTACCGCATTGCCAACGACCCAGCGCCGGCGCTGCTTGTCATGCCCAACGCTGACCTAGCCAGGAGCTACAGCGAGACGCGGCTGACCCCGATCTTTCAAAAGTGCCGCCCGGTGCGGTCGCTGTTTCCGCAAGACATGGACGATTTTAAAATCTTG